TTGCTGGAGTTAAGCCACAAGACAAACAAGCTATTGGTAAAGACTTTGGTGAAGTTCTTTCTATGCGTTGGTATTTAACTCAACCATTTGCTTCCACTTGGCAACAAGCATTCTTTTCAGATATTAGTAATGAAGCATTGGTAGACTTTGTTGTTATGAAAAAATCTGGCAAAGAAACTATTCGTACTGACATATCAGCAAAGTTTGAAGCAGGTGCTGCACCATCTATTGGTGCCATTGTTACTAATATTGATAAAGTTTATAAAGCTCCAAACAAAGATGAAGCCATTGTAATTAATGTGCTAAAAGCATTGGCTGGCGAAAATGATAATACATCAACTAAGATTTTAGCTGCCATGAAATCTCTTAATCTGCCAGCGTATACCACACTAAAGAAAACTATTGGTGCCAAAGGTAACTTTACTATTCAAGATATTTCTGCACATATTCAACAGATTGCCAAAGTAGGTAAAACTGATAAGGCTAGAATTAAATTATTTAAATCTACATATGAAGAGTTTTATAATGTTCTTGGTAAAAACGCAAGCGATGATTCTGTTAATATTGTAATGACACCAACTACATATAAAAAGTATTATTCATTGGTAATGGCACCAATGGGTTATGCCCTAGTTGATTATATGAATAAACAACCACAGTATCAAGAAGTGTTAAATAAGATTAGTCAGTATATGAAAACCGAGCAAGTATACTTAAATTTCTCTGGTGATAACCTAGAGTTTAAAAAGAAACTGTTTTCAAAGGCTGAGTTTAAATTTGCCTACGGAGCCAACGCTAAAGACTCCGACAACACAGGCATCAAGTTCTCTATGAAATAACCCTCAATTTCTGAGGGGATTACATAAATCGCTTGACTTTAATTGCAAGATAAGGTATAATAAAGGTATGAAGTTGAAAAGTTTAAAGGGTTTTATAGTCGAAGAAAAGAATACCCACATGGAACATCTAGAAGATCTAGTGTTCAATGAAGGTACAGTCGGCACTCAAAAAGCCATCAACTTTATCAAAGACCTCCGTGATATGTTGGCAGGTCACAGCAAAACTAAAATCTCAGCCACGGTAAAGTGGGATGGTGCACCAGCTATCTTTGCTGGTATCGATCCAAGAGATGGCAAGTTCTTTATCGCCAAAAAAGGTGTATTCAATAAAGAGCCAAAGATTTATAAAACTGCCGCAGAAATTGATGCTGATACAGATGGCGATCTAGCCGCAAAATTCAAAGTTGCTCTTACTGAGTTTAAGAAACTTGGTATCAAGTCTGGTGTGTATCAAGGCGATCTAATGTTTACCAAATCTGACTTAAAGAAACAAGTCATTGATGGCGAGTCATACATTACCTTTCACCCAAACACTATTGTGTATGCTGTTCCAGAAAACAGCGACCTAGCCACGAAAATCAAGAAAGCAAAGATTGGTGTTGTATGGCATACTACCTATACTGGAACTTCATTTGAAACAATGAAAGCATCCTTTGGTAAAGGTATTGTTGAACACTTAACAGCTTCACCAAGTATCTGGATGGATGATGCCACATATAAAGACTACTCTGGCACTGCTTCTTTTACTGCCGATGAAACCGTAAAACTAAATTCTATTATTACCGCAGCCCAAGCTAAATTAAATAGTATTACGCCAGCAGCTTTAAATGCCATAAGTCAAAATGAAGAATTGTTAATTCAGATTAAAACATACAACAATACAAAGATTCGTTCTGGTGAGGGATTCGCAAATACCAAAGAACACGTTAAAGGATTGTTTGATTATATCCACGCTAAACTAGAACCAAAGCAAAAAACCGAAAAGGGTAAAGCTGCTGGTGACTAGTTGAAGTTAAGGTTGCTGTTGATAAACTAAATTGTGAAAACAAAGACTGGTTAGATGCGCAAAATAAAATTACACATCTAAGAGTTTATACTGAATTGAGAAAAGACCCACAAGCAAATTCTGTGGTTCAACTTGGTGAAGCGATCGAAAAGGCAAAACAATCTAACAACAAGACGTTTTGTGAGTCTATTTTAAGAATCAATAAGACTCGCATTGACGTTATCGCAGACGCATGGAGAGGCAGATGATTCTAGAAGAATTAAGAGAAGTGGCTGGAGTAGGTGGACCTGCTGCACAATTAGCCAATGAACTATTGGTATTAGCCGATAAAAAGGCTATTGGTGAGTTAAGTCAAGAAGAGTTTGAGTATCTAGTTAGAGAAATCGCTGATATACGTGCTCAACAGGATTTAGCCAATGATGAGATTGCTTGTCGTTGGATCGTTGCTGCTGCCCAAGCTATTATTTCTGTGGTGTAGGAGATAGAGAAAAGCTAAATAATAGGTTGAAACTACAATTTTATAGATGGATTAAATGAAGAAATACAGACAATTAATAAAAGAACTTCCTACAAAGAAAGTAGTGTTTGCCTTTGGTCGGTTCAATCCACCGACAACAGGTCACGAATTGCTTGTAAAGACAGTCAAAAAGCTGGCTAGCACTGGTAGTGCTGACCACGCCATCTACGCTTCAAAAACTCAAGATGCTAAAAAGAATCCACTCTCAGTGGATAAAAAAGTTCAGTACCTTGGCAAAATGTTCCCAAGCACAAAGTTTGTGGCTGCCAATCAAAACGTAAGAACTTACATCGAAGCAGTTAAAGAACTCAATAAAAAATACAAAAACCTTGTTATGGTCGCAGGTAGTGACCGTGTTCAAGCGTATCAAGAATTACTAAACAAATACAACGGCAAAGAATTTCACTTTGATACTATCGAAGTAGTATCTGCAGGTGAGCGTGATCCAGACGCAGATGATGCTTCTGGCATGTCTGGAACAAAGATGCGTAGCTTAGCTTCAAAAGGAGATTATTCTTCTTTCAAGAAAGGGTTGCCCTCAACCTTACGTGATATTGACGGTAAGCGTTTGATGAATGATGTGCGTTTAGGTATGGGCATTGAAGCTATCAAAGAACAAGTTCGTTTTGACGTTGATGCTTTACGTGAGGAATTCTTCAAAGGTAAGATTTACACAGTTGGTCAATTTGTTGAGTCAGACAATCAACGTTACGAAATCATTGATCGTGGTAGCAACTATCTTGTGCTAGTAAACAGCACAGGAGAAACTTGTAAGAAGTGGATTCAAGATGTTACTTTATCTGAAGACCAATTACAAGAAGATGTTACAGGTGGACCAGCCCCAGAGCAAATTACATTTAAAGGTTACACAACTAAAAACTTTGGCAGAACTGCTGATGCAGCCAAAGCGTTTCAAGATACAATCGCTCGTGCTTCAGAAAAAGATCCAGTGGCAGTTTTGAATGCGTTAAAGTCAACTGACACTTATATGGGTATTAATGATCGTCACATTGCTGGCGAAGAATTAACTGACGCTGAGATTACTCAGTGGAAAGAAGCTAGAGTTAAAGCACAAGAATCATTGGCTCGTGTTGGAGAATTTATGCATCATATGGATTACTTCCATACGCATGAACACGAACTAGAAGGTCTATTAACCAATTTCAAAGATAGCGGTAAAGGCGAATTTATGGAAGCATTATCAGATAAGACATTACGTCCAACAGACAAGATTAAAGTTGCACGTATTATTGCTACTATGCTGGGAGTTGATAAAGTTGAAGCAACTGCAAACCCAGAGTTGTTGGTCAATACTGCATTGCGCAGAATTAAGACCAAGACATTAAATCCTGAAGCACTTAACATTGTAAATAAGATGTTGGCTTTGGCAAACGAAATGGGCATCGATTACAAGATTCCGTGCCGCAGCTGCTGAGCGTGAAAAGAAACACGATGAGATTGAGCGTAAGCGTAAAGAAGATGCAGCAAAAGGCAAAGAAAATATGTCTGGTGCCATTGATCGTTTAGCTAAACAACTTGGGGAAAGTGCTCCATTTAATAAACTAGATCAAGCAGTTGCGTATGCCACAGATAAAGTCAAAACCCATCGTGATCATTTAGATGGAATTGAAGTATATAAACATAAATCTGGTGGGTATGACGTCAATCATACAATGAATGCCAATGGGCGTAATTCTTTAAATAAATCTGGTGCAAAGCACCTTGGTACAGTATATAAAGATAAGCCAACAAATATTAAAGAAGAAGCAGATACTATTCAAGAAGATGAATTAGCCACTTCTGATTATAAGTTATCCGCCAGTGGTCGTAAAGTTCGTGCTCATCGTATCAAAGTTGGCGACAATAAAAAAGATGATGTGGAAGATATGAAAGAAGAAGCTGATATGTCTCACATTGAAGACCATAAAGATCAGCAAGAGAAAAATATCGAAGACCAGTTAATGGCTGAGTTAGATTTAACTGACGAGCAAATTGATCACATTGTTGATTCTGCTCAAGAAGATGACTTTATCGAAGAGTATGATGATGAAGAATTATCTATTGTTGATGAAGACAGTGGCGAAGAAATCCCAGAAGAAGAATACACTGGTGTCAATGAAGAAAAACTAATGGAAGTTCTATCCAAAGTAGAACGCATCCGTGCTCGTTTACGTTTTGCTAAAACCAAAGGCAAGCGTGAGCGTAAAGCACAAATTGCCCTAAGAACACGTTCGACAAATGCTGTTGCAAATAAACGTGCACGTCGTTTGGCAATTAAGTTAATGAAGAATCGTTTACTGCGTGGTAGAGATGCCAACAAAATCTCCATTGGTGAGAAAGAACGCATTGAACGTATAATCCAAAAACGTAAAGTTATCGTTGGACGTATTGCTTTAAAGTTAGTACCACGCATCCGTCAGATTGAGAAGTCACGTTTATCACATACTAAATTTACAAAAGGTGCACCAAATGTTGCGTTTTAAAGAATACATCTCAGAAGTAAAGACATGTAACTGTTGGAATGGTTACAAGCGTGTTCCAGGAACTAAGCCATGTGAGCCAGGTTCTTGTGTTAAAGAATCTGCCATTGCTGAAGGTGGTCTCTGGGATAATATCCACGCTAAACAAAAACGTATTAAGGCTGGTTCTGGTGAACGTATGCGCAAACCTGGAAGCAAAGGTGCTCCAACTGATGCTGCGTTAAAAGCATCTCAAAATGAAGAAGTTGAACAGATTGATGAGTTAGATACAAAAACTTTAAAATCTTATGTTAATAAAAATCTAAAGTCTAATGACACTAGCTCTAAAAGAGATACTGGATTGTATACAGCGACTAATAAAATTGCTAAAACACAAGCAACTTCAACATTAGATAAAAAAGTTAAAACACTTGGTAACACATCAGCAAGAGATCATAAAAATCCATATGAGTATGAAGCATCTCGTTCTGAATTAAAGAACAGAGGATCTCATAATTTTGCAGGACGCAAAACTAAAACTGAAGAAGTTGACCTAGAAGAAACAACCCCATACTACAACAAACCATCTTTTCTAAAGAAGATGTCTCGTATTGCTAAACAAGAACGCCAAGCACGTGAAAAAAAAGAAGCCGAAGCTAAGAAACCAGTTAAAGAAGAAACTATGGATGAAGCAGCCATCGATGCTAAAGGGCACAAAAGTTCTACTGGTGGTTTAACTCAAAAGGGACGTGATGCATACAATGCTAAAGGTGCTAATCTACAAGCACCAGTAACTACCCCACCATCAAAGTTAAAAGCTGGCAGCAAAGCATACAATCGTCGCAAGTCTTTCTGTGCTCGTATGAGTGGCGTTGATGGTCCAATGAAAGATGAAAAGGGTCGTCCGACTCGTAAAGCACTAGCACTACGTAAATGGAATTGTTAATATGGATGAATTGAAATTATCTCTTAAAATAACATTAGCAAATACATTTTTAATGTATTTCAAAACACAATCCTATCACTGGAATGTTGAAGGTATGTTCTTCCCGTTGTTCCACGATTTCTTTGGTGAACTTTACCAAGAAGTCTACGGAGCAGTTGATCCTCTTGCAGAAGAAATTCGTGCACTTGATGATTACGCTCCGATGTCTCTTGACGAGTTGCACAGTACTGCAACTGTTAAAGAAGATGTAGTAAGACCAGTACTCATAAGAGATATGCTGGAAAACTTGCAACAAGCTAATCAAGAAGTCTTAGATAGCCTAAATAAAGTGTTCGATCTAGCAACAGCAGAAAAAGAGCAAGGACTTGCTGATTTTGCTGGCAGCAGAATAGATGCCCATAAGAAACATGCTTGGATGATTCGTTCAAGTCTAAAAAAGATAGAGGAATAATATGAATTTTAAAACATTTTTAGAGACTGTTAATAAGTCTGACATTCCAGCGTACTTACGCAAGAATGATAAGATGACCACTAAAGATCTAGAAAAAGAACGTACACAGAATCGTTCCCATCCAGAAACTATTAAAAAGATTAATGGTACTCAGATGGAAGAAGTTGAACAGATCGATGAAAAGTCTGAACAAGCTAAACGTAATAAGACCATGAAGAATATGATGGACGCATCTCGTGGTGCACGTTATAAAGTTCAGAACAAACTAAGTGGTGATGATGTTCGTGACTGGGACGGTAAACATCCTACTCCAAGAGCACAAAACGTAGCAATTGGTCGTGCCTTGCGTAATGAAGACGCTGAACAAGTAGACGAAGGACGTATGAAAGCCATCGCAACAAATGCTCAAGAAACAGATCGTTTAAAGAAAAAAGATGATGTTCCATTCGATGGTCCATACACTAAGACTCCAGCAACTACAACAGACAAGTCTGGTGCAGTTCATACAGCTATGAGTCGTGCAAAGCACTTGGCTAAACAAGCAATGAAGAATGTTAAAGAAGAAGCTGAGGTTTTAGACGAACTGCGTCCACTAACTTATATGTCATATCACAATAAAGCTACCGCAATAGGACGAGATGGAAAAAAAGCATTTGACAAAAGTGGTAAAGACCGATCTACTAATATTGCAAAAGCAGATAAGCGAGTGATCGACGCTGTCCATGGAAGGGGACCTCTGCCTAAACTATACCCAACTGCTAAGAAAACTACACTAGGTAAGAAAGCACAAGCTGCTATTCGCTCTGATGCTAAGTGGAATGAAGAAGTTGAATTAGAAGAAGGTTACGATAAATCTTCAGAGCATCATAAAAATGCTCGTAAAATGGCAAAAGACTATGATGGTAAAGCAACTTTTCATCCCAATGGTCACGCTGAAGTAAGAATGCGTTCAATAGTTCATGGGTATAGCACTCTTAATCCGAAAGGAACTACTTTAATGTCTGGTGAAGATTTGGCCAATCGTGCTTGTAAGGAACATGGTAAAGGTAAAGTTCAAGGTAATGTAGTTCACTTCAAAGAAGAAAAAGACGAACAAGAGTATGGTTATGAAGGCGATATGGCTTTGAATCAGTTGGCAACGCTAACACGTTGCGCTGAAATGATTAAAGATACACTAAAGCCAGATACTGATTTGCCAGAGTGGGTTCAGTCTAAGATTACTCTTGCCACTGATTACATTCAAACTGCAGCTGACTATTTGTATTCTGAGTCTGAAGTTAATGAGGGCTACTACGAAAAGCCAGCATCAGCATATCGCCGTAAAGGTGACGAAGTGAGAGATCCAACTCCAGTTGCTCCAGTTCCAGCTAAGAAGTATATCAAAGGTACACCTGAGAATAAAGCAGCAAGAGCAGCAAGCAAGCCAATCAATGGTATGCCAACTAATGTAAAGTCAGAAGAACTTAAAGGCAATCAACACAAGATTGATAAAAACAAGAATGGTAAGATTGATGCCCATGACTTTAAGTTACTGCGTAAAGAAGAGCAGTCTAAAGAACAATTTGAAAACGGAGAATTGGAAACAATGTCAAAATCATACAAACAATTTGTTGAATCATTAAACGAAATTAAAATGTCAGATTTGCCATCGCGTAAAATAAGTGGTTCAAGCTACGGTGCTCAATACCACGATTCAGAAGGCGATGATGAAGAAGAAAAACCAAAAGCTAAACCAGCAGCAGATGCTGTAAAGCGTGGTCGTGGTCGTCCAGCAGGTGCTAAATCTGGTGCACGTCAAAGTGGCTCTGCCGTTAAGTCAAAGAATGGCGCAGACTACACTGGTTATAAATTACACTTACCAAATAAGAACTAACTAAGGGGAATTAAAATGGCACTATGGTCAAATACAGACGCAGAAGGCAGCAAACCAAAATATCTAAACACTGCTGGTAAAGCAGCTGTTGAAGGTATCTCTGCAGCAGAAGCAGCAATTGCAGCAAACAAAGCAAAGGGTGTTGCTCATGCTGGTTGGGTTACTACTCGTACTTATACTGATGCACAAGGTCGTACTCGCAACAAGACTGAAGTTCTAGTTGCTATGGGTTCAATGACTGGCGATGATAATACTGATGATACTACTATTGGTATTGATGCCTAAATAGTAGTAATGAGGGGAGATTGGCTCCCCTCTCGTTTTACGATTGATTGGAAATGAGAGAACCTTTGAGTGAAAATAACTTTCTTCTACATGCTATGCATCACTATGATAATCCGCAGTGTTCTAACATAGAAGAGTTTGAAGATGATTTAAAGAAGTTTGTTTATCTTAAGAAACTAATATATCGTTATAAGAATGTTGGTGAGTTAAGAGAAAGATTAATCTTAAATCATATAATTGTTCTCTACAATATTTTTGGCGATGAAACAACTCGTATGTTGTTTCATAAGATTGAAGAGCCATTGTGGCCACAGTTAGTCACGTTTTTGGTTTATCTTAATCGTATGCCTGAAAGCGTACCTGAGTATGGAATTACCTTGGCAGATATTAAACTAGACGAAACTATTATTGCTGTATTAAGGAAGATATGAGTAGGTTAGTAGACAATCTTATTGCATACCGAATTCTGTCAATGCTTATCAAACCATTTTCAGAAACAAGTGCATACCAATTGGGTATTATCGATGATAAAGGTAAGAACCTAAAGAAGAGCAGCACACTCACAACTACCAAAGAAAAAGACGCATACACATATTTACATCGTTTGGTGTTTAATATGAAAAAGATTATCAATCGTCTTCCAGGTGGTGAGTCAAAGCTAAAGAATTTAGTTAGTGCGTTCTTTCTAGTAAAAGAATACTACGAAACAAACGATCGTTCATTATCACTTATGGAAGAACGATATAATACACTACTGGAAAAAGTAAGTAAATATAATTTAACTCTAGTTGAAGAAGAAATGCTTATTGTTGAATTTCTTGAGCGTGGTATTATATTAGAAGATGGTGTGGCAAATGTTACTGGTGCTGCTGTTTCAACAGATACTCCTGCTCCATTGAAGAAAGATATTAAAAAGTATAAACAGATCGCTAGAAGAAAAATTCCAGTAGAGGTTGCATAATGTGGATGTTGAGTTTTATTCCAGACGCAATACTACTCTGGACAATTCATATTATATTGATAGCTGGTGTAATTGGTGTTGCTGCATCATACACAGTATTTAAATTTCCATTTATAAATCGTTATCGTTTACCAATTCAAATAATTTCATTTCTGTTGGTAGTTGTTGGTATCTTCTTTGAAGGTAGTTATGCAACAGAGAAAAGCTGGCGTGATCGTGTAGCGGAATTACAAGAAAAAGTAGCAAAAGCAGAAGCCCAGTCTAAAGTAGCAAATGAAAATATAAAAACTGTCTACGTAGACAAAGTAAGAATTGTTAAAGAACAACAAGTAGTTGTTCAAGAAAAGATTAAAACTGTTGAATTAAAGATTGATTCACAGTGTAAAATAACTGCGGATACCGTTGATATTTTAAACGAAGCAGCAAAGGGTAGTAAGAAATGAAACTCTTGTTACTTATTCCTGCAGTTCTTTTAACTGGATGTTTGGTCACTCCAGTTAAACAAAACTTTCCTGAAGTACCACCTGAAATTATGATAGCATGTCCTGACCTAAAAACTGTGGAGCCAACTGAAAAACTATCTGAAGTTTTGAAAGTTGTTGTCGATAACTATGGGCAATATCACGAGTGTCGTGCCAAAGTAGATGCATGGCTAGAGTGGTATAAAACCCAGAAACAAATTTTTAAGACTGTAAACTAAGATGGAACTACCAGAAAGACTCGCTAAATTGGAAGCACAAGTAGAAACAATAAAAGAGGATGTCAAAGAATTGAAGCACGATATCAAAGAAGTGCATTCTCGTTTGACTACTTCAAACAGAGAAATCGTGGACAAGATTGACGATATGCAAACACGTATTGAACACAAGATGCAAGCTAATGCAAAGATCAATCAAGATCAACACGAAGTCATTCGTAAAGATGTCGTTGAAGATCTAGAAAGAATGAATACCCGTGTTTCTGCATTGGAACAGTGGAAGTGGTATGTAATCGGTGGTGCTGCTGTTGCAGGGTTTGTTCTTGGACACATCAACGAGATCGCAAACTACATAAAATAAATTTTCTTTTTATTATGAATCAGAGTAAAATTGTTACTCTTGTGGGGTTATTATGCTATACATTGACAACAAATTTGCAAGTATTCTTGGATCACGTCTAAGAAACTTTAAACAAAAAAACGATTATCTGTGGAACTATTCTTGCCCAGTATGCGGGGATAGTTCTAAGAATAAATTAAAGGCACGTGGATACATCTACCGTAAAGGTTCTGATTTATTCGTTCGGTGTCATAACTGCAACTACGGTTCAAATCTTGGTAGCTTAATCAAGTATGTAGATGCTAAACTTTATGATGAGTACGTTCTTGAACGCTACAAAGGTGGTGCTAGTAAACACAACGCACACAAAGATGTGGCAGCAATCCTCCCAGAAGAAACCCCAGAAGTATTTCTAGAAGATGCTATTCTAGAGAGTTTGGCTCGCCTAGATACGTTAGACATCACACACCCTGCTGTAAAATATTTAATTAAAAGAAAGATTCCAAAACAATATTGGAATCTACTTTATTTTGCACCTAAGTTTAAAAAGTTTACCAACTCAGTAACACCTAAGTTTCAGGAACCAATTGAAGGTGATCATCCAAGAATGATCATTCCGTTTTTTAACCCAGCAGGTAAATGTTTTGCTTATCAAGGTAGAGCGTATGGCGATGAGCAACCCAAGTACTATACAATTAAAGTTGATGAAACACAGGAGAAAATATATGGACTCGATCGCTTGGATTATAGCAAACGCATATACGTTGTTGAAGGACCAATTGATTCGTTATTCTTACCGAATTCAATTGCTGTTTCAGGAGCAAGTTTTGATACCCCTACTATTCGGCAGTTACTTACTAATGCAACGATTGTAATGGACAATGAACCCCGCAATAAAGATATAGCAAGACAACTTGAAAAATATATCGATTTGGGGTATAATGTAGTTATGTATCCTGATTCAGTTCAGGAAAAAGATATTAACGATATGGTTTTATCGGGTAGATCGCCTGATGAAATTCTAGAACTCATAAATACCAATACCTTCACTGGTATGGAAGCGAAATTAAAATATGCGAATTGGAGAAAGAATTGAAAGTCAATTTAATTAGTTATAGTAAGCCCTCCATTACCATGTATGAAGAAGGTCTCAAAGATGCTCAAGAACTCATAGCTTATTGCGCACGAGTTTCTAATCCAAGCAATCAATTTAATGTTGAAACAGCTGACAAGCTAATTCGTTATCTAATTAAACACAAACACTGGTCACCACTAGAAATGGTTAGTGCTTGTCTCGAAATTGAAACAACTCGAGATATTGCTCGCCAAATTTTACGCCATCGCTCTTTTAGTTTTCAAGAATTCAGCCAACGCTACGCAGATCCAACTAAGGACTTATCATTTGTCTTAAGAGAAGCAAGACTCCAAGACGAAAAGAATCGTCAAAATAGTGTAGAGTTACCAGCCACAATTGCTGGGCAGAATATTGCTGAAGAGTGGTATGCTAGACAAAGAGAAATTCTAGCATTAGTGACAAAAACGTATGACTGGGCAATCTCACAAGGTATTGCTAAAGAACAAGCAAGAGCAATTCTACCAGAAGGAAATACAGTTAGTCGTTTATACATGAACGGTACACTGCGTAGTTGGATACACTACATCGAGTTGCGCAGTGGTAATGGTACACAAAAAGAACATGTGGAAGTAGCAAGGGAATGTGCTAAAGTTATTGCTGAAGCATTTCCAATGTCTACGGATTTTATTAATCAATAAGAAATATAACAGGAAGTTTATGGAAAATATTGTGCATGGCATAAAGGTTGATTATTCTCGTGATGCGTTGTTTGACGAACTAGGAAGAATAAGATTAAAAGAAAGTTACATGAAAGATGACGAAACATCTCCTCAAGAAAGATTTGCTTTTGTTAGTAGTAAGTTTGGTAGTGATCCTGCCCATGCTCAAAGGTTGTATGACTACTCCAGTAGACACTGGTTGTCTTATTCTACCCCAATCCTCAGTTTCGGGAGGAGTAAACGTGGTTTGCCGATCTCATGTTTTTTAAATTATATTGAAGATACAGCGGAGGGTTTAGTTGATAATCTTAGTGAAACTAATTGGCTTAGTATGCTTGGTGGTGGCGTTGGTATCGGTTTTGGTATACGTTCGGCAGACGATAAGAGCACTGGCGTTATGCCGCACCTCAAGATGTACGATGCATCAAGTTTGGCTTATCGCCAAGGTCGTACTCGTCGTGGATCTTATGCTGCTTACCTTGATATTAGTCATCCAGATATTATAAATTTCTTGGAGATGCGTAAACCAACAGGTGACCAGAATATGCGTTGCTTGAACTTGCACCATGGTATTAACATTCCAGATGCATTTATGGAATTAGTTGAGCAATCTATGATTGACCCAAATTTCGATGACTCTTGGAATCTAGTTGACCCAGCATCAAACGAAATTCGTGAAACTGTTTCAGCCAAAGAAATGTGGCAACGTATTCTAGAAATGCGTATGATGACAGGTGAACCATACATACACTTTATTGATGAATCAAATCGTAAACTTCCACAGTGGTTAAAGGATAAAGGTTTAAAGGTTCATCAATCAAATCTATGTTCAGAGATTATTCTACCAACAGATGAAAAGCGTACTGCTGTTTGTTGCTTGTCATCACTAAACTTGGAGTATTACGATGAGTGGAAAACAGATCCTCTTTTCCTTGCTGATATTGCAGAAATGCTTGACAATGTTCTTCAGTATTTTATTGATAATGCACCTTCCACCATCAAAAGAGCTAAATATTCCGCCATGCGTGAGCGAAGTATCGGCATCGGTGCGTTGGGTTGGCATGCCTACTTGCAGAAAAACAAGTTACCTTGGGAATCACCAATGGCAATTGGTCGCAACAAACAAATCTTTACACACATAAGAGGAAAGTTAGATGAGGCAAACAAATTATTGGGATCTAAGCGTGGTGAAGCGTTGGACGCAGTGGGTACTGGGAATCGCTTTAGTCATCTTATGGCTATTGCTCCCAATGCTTCTTCTTCCATTCTCATGGGCAATACTAGTCCTAGTATTGAACCTTACCGTGCCAATGCTTATCGCCAAGACACTCTATCGGGTTCTCACCTAAATAAAAATCGCTTCTTAGATATTATTATTCAAGAAGAATCCCAGAAAAATAAAGAAGGTTGGGCAGATGATGTTTGGCGTAGCATTATTGCCAATGATGGTTCTGTTCAGCATCTCGATTGGATGGATCAGTGGACTAAAGATGTTTATAAAACATCAATGGAGATTGATCAGCGTTGGGTAGTTCAGCATGCTGCAGATCGTCAAGAGTTTATTGACCAAGCCCAATCACTAAACGTATTCTTCAGACCAGACTCACACATTAAATACATTCATGCTGTTCACTTTATGGCTTGGAAATTAAAGCTAAAGACGATGTACTACTGCCGTTCTGATAAGATCGCAAAAGCGGATAAAGTTAGTAAGCGTATTGAACGTGAGGTTATCAAAGAAATCAATCTCCATGCACTAACTGGTGACGCAGATACTTGCTTAGCCTGCGAAGGATAAAAATGGATGCCTATGACATTGCGGATAAAATTAAAAAGTATTGGTGTGCAGTAGTTCCAAAGAACTCTGGTGAAATTACTAAAACAAATAAAAAAATCAGAGTAGTTGTTAATACTGACGAAGGTTATCGTGAAGTTGTAGGTGTTTATATCAAAGATGATATGATAGAACTAACATTGGACAAGGAATAAGATGGTAAAGACTAAAACAAAAATGACAGATGAACGTAGCTACTTTAAGCCGTTCAACTATCCATGGGCATACGAAGCATGGTTAAAGCACGAACAAGCACATTGGTTGCACACAGAAGTACCAATGATGGAAGACGTTAAGCAATGGAAGAAAAGTTTAACACCACACGAGAAAACATTCTTGACAAACATCTTTCGTTTCTTTACGCAAGGTGACATTGACGTAGCTGGTGGATATGTAAAGAACTACTTACCATACTTCCCACAACCAGAAGTACGTATGATGCTAATGGGTTTTGCTGCACGTGAAGCACTACACATTGCTGCGTATTCACATCTAATTGAAACACTTGGTTTACCTGAGATTACATATTCTCAGTTTATGGAATACCAAGAGATGAAAGACAAGCACGATTACGTTCTTGATATTTCTTCTAAGAATGGCACTATTGAATCAACTGCTACTCACATTGCGGTATTCTCTGCCTTTACTGAAGGTATGCAATTATTCTCTTCATTCATTATGTTGTTGAACTTCCCACGTCATGGATTGATGAAGGGGATGGGACAGATTGTTACTTGGAGTATTGTTGATGAAACAATGCACGCTGAGAATATGATGAAGTTGTTTAAAGAATACATCAAAGAAAATCCAGAGATCTGGGGTGATGATCTAAAAGGTAAGATTTATACAATCGCTGAAAAGATGGTTCAGTTGGAAGATAAGTTTATTGATCTGGCATTTGCTGAAGGCGAGATGCGTGATCTTAAGCCAGAAGATGTTAAGACTTATATTCGTTATATCGCAGATCGTCGTTTAATTGGTCTTGGTATGAAAGGTATCTTTAAAGTTAAAAAGAATCCACTACCATGGGTTGAAGAAATGATCAATGCACCTGTTCACGGTAACTTCTTTGAGAATCGTGTAACAGATTACGCTAAAGGTGCATTGTCTGGTTCTTGGGATGACGTTTGGGGAGCAGCTGCTTAATGTTAGAAACTATATGTGACACAATGCTGGATGCTTACAAGCGTAACTGGATTACCAGTCGTGACGGTAATGTAAGCATTCGACATCACGATCGTGATCATTTTTATATTACGCCAAGTGGTGTGCGTAAGCAGACTATGCAGCCTGATCAGTTTAAAAAGATTATAATTAAACCACCAATGTCGTGGAATGAACCAAAGACTGGATTGATTGCAGAACGCTGGGGATGGAAAGAAGATAATTATACTGAGATCAGTGGAAATTTAAAACCTAGTGGAGAAATCCCATTACACTTTGGTTTACAAAAACAAATGGGTCAACACAGTAATGATGTTCGTGTAGTTATGCACTTTCATCCAACTTACTGTGTTGCTGCTATGCACGCTGGTATTGAACTGGGTGATATCGCAAATGATTTCCCAGAACTAAGTAGATATACTAAAGTAGCAAAGAATGTGCCTGATGTTCCACCAATCTCTCAAGAATTAGCTGATCACTGCCATCGTAACTTGGAGTTAGATGATAGCGGTAATATCGCATATGATATTGTTGGTATTAAGGGACATGGAGTAGTTTCCATTGACACTAGCCCATGGCGTGCTTATGAACACATTGAACGTCTTGAACACATTTGCAAGATAGTACTTGCATCTAGAAAATACTAAAAGGTAGAAATATGACAACAAAAGTATTTGAATGTGAATCATGTGGAACTTCAGGAAAGATAGTTATCAAAGGTACTGATACTCAGTACGAAGATATTGTCTATTGCCCGATTTGTTCCGCAGACATTTACGAAGAAGAGGACTTAGACACAGAAGACTAAATAGATGTTTACATCTATGAATTAGTCTAATGTGGTTATATAATAACGAACAACTTAATGAGTTACCAGAAGATTGCGTTGGATTTGTTTATCTAATAACAAATCTAACAAACGATCGTAAGTACATCGGTAAGAAACTTGCTAAGTTTTCAAAAACCAGTACCAAAACAGTTACACTTAAAAATGGTACTAAAAAGAAAAAAAAGATTCGTAGTAAAATTGATTCCGATTGGTTAGAATACTACGGATCAAGTATTGAATTAAATAAAGACATTGAAACTTTGGGAAAAGAACATTTTACCCGAGAAATTTTATATTTCTGTAAGTCAAAGGCTGAGTGTTCTTACGTTGAAGCACGAGAACAGTTTAGTCGTAGAGTTTTAGAATCAACTGAATATTATAATGGACAAATCTCAGTACGAGTACACGGATCACACATCATAGGTAAGGTATGACAAAAATACTTTTTATAACAGCAATAGCATTATCAGCTTGTGCAGCTTATTACTCTGTAATGGGCTTGCTTGCTATTTTCTCAGCAGCTGTTATTCCAATTCTTATTATGGGTTCACTACTAGAAGCTGCAAAACTTGTAGTAGCTTCTTGGCTCTATCGTTCGTGGAAAGAAATTCCATTAATAATGAAGTCTTATTTCACCTCAGCATTAGTTATTTTGATGATACTAACTTCGATGGGTATCTTTGGTTATCTATCGAAAGCACACCTAGATCAAGCAGTCCCAAGTGGGGATGTTGCTTCAAAGGTATCAATACTTGATGAGAAAATAAAAACAGAAAAAGATAACATAGATGTCGCAAGAAAACAAATCAAACAACTTGATGATCAAGTGGACCAAACGATCGGAAGAAGTTCTGACTCGCAAGGAGTGGAGAGATCTCTACAGATTAGACGAGGACAGCAAAAGGAAAGAACCGCACTTCTTGCTGAAATTGGATCAGCTCAAACCAGAATCGCCAGATTAAATGAAGAACGTGCACCAATTGCTGCTGACTTAAGAAAAGTTGAAGCTGAGGTTGGTCCGATTAAATATATTGCTGCGTTAATCTACGAAGACACTGCATCAGAAGATGTGCTAGAAAAAGCAGTTCGTTGGGTTATTATTATGATTGTTTTGGTATTTGACCCACTGGCTGTTTTACTATTGGTAGCAGCAAACTGGCAAATGCGTAAAGATTCTGAGATCATCGTACAATCTGAAGAATTACCTGAACCACAACCTCTACAACCCAAGCCAGAGCCAGAGCCATTACCAGAAGAAAGTAAGAGTATAATCTCTAACTTCTTTCGTAAGCCTAAAGAAGACACGTCAACATTAGAAGTCTTTGAACACGCCACAACTAAGAAAGTTATAAACTTAAAAAATGAAGCTGTGGTGAATGATCAGATTCAAATAGAACTTACACAAGAAAAACCTCCTAGACCACCTTTAAGGTAGTGTAAAACATAATTAACCCTAAATAATATTAGAGTGAACGCAATACCTCGTTATTTTCCGTATAACTAAAAAGGTTTAAAAATGACCAAAAAGATCGCTACAGCGGTGCTTTTTGTCATGTATTTGTCTTCTGCGATGGCTGATCCCATCGTGACTGATTCGACTAGTAGAAGTACAACTGATTCTACTTCAAATAGCACTACAACAGTAAAATCCCCTCCACCAACAGCAGTGGCTCCAGCAATCACGATTATTAATAGTGATGTTTGCGCTGTAGCTGTATCTGGTGCAACTCAAACTCAAATTCTTGGTATCTCCTTTGGTGCCACGATGACTGATAAGAATTGCGAAAGATTAAAGTTAGCTCGTTCCACATATGATATGGGTATGAAGGTAGCAGCAGTTGCTATTATGTGCCAAGATGAAAGAGTCTTTACAGCAATGATGAATGCTGGAACACCATGCCCAGTAGATGGTAAAATTGGTGAGCAAGCCAAGAAAATCTGGGAAGACAATCCTGATCGTCAACCACAAAAAGTCAAGAGTAAAGACTAAATGAGATTTTGGGTATTAGTGTTTTTGGTTGTTGGCTTGGTTGCACTCACACCAAGAGCTAAAGCACAAACTCCAATAACATCACAAAACATTCTAACACCAACAGTTGATGCATGGACTGGTTCTGTTGCAGGACAAAATGGTGGATACTCTGGTGGTGGTAATGGACCAGCATTTAATGCAGGAACAAATACTTTAATTTTTGGATATACAACTGCAACAGCAACTCAAAGAATCACTGCTGAAGCATTTGCTATTCAACACGCATTAGATTTGTCCAACTCTGGTATTAAAATTAATGGATATAATTATTCATGGCAGATTAATAATTCTGGTGAGCAATCTGGAACTTTGACTGGACAGGTAAATTTGTTAAGAGGTACTAGTGTTTTAAGAACTGACATCTATAATTACAATACTCCAACGAATGGTTTTCAGTTATACTCTGGCACTCAAACTTTTGTTAATCAAGAAAGTATACTTGCTGGTGATTCAATGACACTTTCGTTTACTGGTAAAGATAGTAGATTCTGGGCAGGTTATTATGGACCACAAGTTCGTAATCCATCAATTACATTAAACTATACTACTGATCCGTGCGCAGGCAATCCAGCATATTCACCATCGTGTTCAGGATATAACACAGTAGTAACCAGTCCAAATTTATTAACTGGAATGACTGGACCACAAGCATATGCTATCAACCAAGCATTATCCAATGCTGGTGCTGGCGCAATGATACATGGTTTTAATTATGGATATGACTATAGCGTAGCTGGAAGAACATGTTCCTTTTTTGATTTGTTTGGTTTTTGTTTAACAGGTTGGCAGTATTCAGATGCAGGAGTTGCCACTGTTATTACAGACAGTAATAATTCTACTATCTACAGTTCATCTAATACACACAATGGTGGTGATAATGGAACTTTTGGAACATATAGTAAACAATTTAGATTTGGAACTTCCAGACAAATAACTACACTTGGTGGCTTTGCTATGGCACCATGGACTAGTGGAAATGCCAGCATAACAAATATGTATAGCAAT